TATGAATAATATTAATATTAGCCAAGTGCCTTGCATGTGGGAAGGCACTGCAACCTATTCACAAGATTTAATTTACACAGAAGAACCAAAACTTATGGAATTACAAGACCTCAGATTTATGCTGAAGCGCAAGTGTAAAGCACTACGAGCCAAACTTGAAACCAATCTGACTCCTGGTTACCAATCTCGTTGGCAGAATCAACTTGAGTTTTACGAATCAATTTTGAAACACTTACCTTTGCAATAATCGATTAAAGATATGATCAAGAAAGGATATTCAGCCAAGACAGTTAGCTCCAACATCAAGACAGAGATGAAGGCAGGCAAGCCTCAGAAGCAGGCTGTTGCAATTGCTTTGTCTGTTGCTAAGAAAGCCAAGAAAGCAGCTAAGCTTAAAATGCCTTCAATGATGCCAAAAAAGAAATAGAATTCATGCAAGTACTTCCAATAACCGACATTAAGCCAAACCCAAGCAATCCGAGACTTATCAAAGATGATAAGTTTCACAAGTTAGTTCAGAGCCTTAAAGACTTTCCTGAAATGGCTAAGGTCAGGCCAATAGTGGTAAACCAGGACATGGTTATTCTTGGAGGAAACATGCGCTTTAAGGCCATGAAAGAAGCCAAGTGGAAGGAGATTCCGGTTGAGGTGGTTGATTGGGATGAGGCCAAGCAGAGAGAGTTTATAATTAAGGACAATGTCGGCTTTGGCGAATGGGATTGGGATGATCTTGCAAACAATTGGGATGCTGAAGAACTTGATGCCTGGGGATTAGATGTTCCTGTTGGATTTACTGAAGAGCCTGAAGCAGAAGAGGATGATTATGTTATGCCTGATGAGATTCAGACAGACATTGTCCTTGGTGATTTATTTGAGATAGGTGATCATCGATTGCTTTGTGGAGATTCAACAGATAGTGATGCTGTTGCTAAGTTGATGGATGGACAGAAGGCTGATTTATTACTTACAGACCCTCCTTATGGAATTGGTATTGATGGTCAAAAAGAAAGTATATCCAAAAATCCTAAACATAATAGAAAGAATCATGAATTTTTAGGATGGGATAGTTCAAGACCTGAGCAATCAACTTTTGCACTTTTGCTTTCATTTGCAGATACTGCAATAATATGGGGAGGAAATTATTTTGCTGATTTATTACCAGCAAAAAGGGGATGGATTTATTGGTCTAAAGGGCAAGATGGTCTTACAATGAGCGATGGTGAACTTGCTTGGACATCAGAAGATAAACCTTTGAGAGCTATAACTGTAAACAGAGCAAGTCTGCAAGGAAGTGTTCATCCAACTCAAAAACCTATTGAGGTTATGATTTTTTGCTTAAACTGGGCAAAAAAAAATAATTTAGTTTTAGATGCTTATCTTGGATCAGGATCAACAATGGTTGCATCTCATCAATTAAACCGCAAATGTTACGGCATGGAACTTGAGCCAAAATACTGCCAAGTAATTGTAGATAGGATGCTTAAATTAGACCCTACATTGCAAATAAAAAGGAACGGTCAGCCTTATCTGACTGAAGGTACTTTACAAGGACAAAACAAGGATGCCAAGACCGGAGAATCTTGAAAAAGGGAAATGGAAAAAAGGGCAGTCAGGAAATCCTGCTGGCAGACCTAAAAAGCTACCTGAGTTAAGGGAATTGCTTGCTAATGTCCTTGGTGATGAGAAAGATGGCAGAAGCGCAGCAGAGGCCATTCTAATGGCTCTCAGAGCTAAAGCAACTAAAGGTGATGTAAGAGCAGCAGAGTTGCTATTGGATCGAGCCTATGGCAAGCCAAAGCAAGACATAGATATTGAGGCCAACATTGCCACAGTCATTATGCCTGTTCCAGTAGGTAAAAGGTCAAATAATGACAATTAATTTGTCAAGTCCTGACCTATGGCAGGAGAAATACCTTGATGCAGTAACAGACCCAAAGACCTACAACATCCTTTGGGGTGGGGCTGGATCAGGCAAGAGTCAGACAATGATTCAGATGCTCTTGGCTGAAATATGCGACCACAGGAACAATGAGTTTCAGACTTACTTTGTGATTAGGAAGGTTGCCAGCACTCTGAGGAACTCAGTCTTTGCTGATTTCCAAAACAAGATAACTCAGTGGGGCTTGAATAAGCTTTGCAGAGTTAAGACTGGTTACTTAGAGATTCAATCCGGTGGCAATAAGATTATCTTTCTTGGTTGTGATGATCCTGAAAAGCTAAAGTCATTAAGCCAGGCAAAGTACATTTGGATTGAGGAGGCAACAGAATTAACTCTTGAGGACTTCACTCAGATAACTTTGCGACTTCGGGGCAAGTCAGAGCATCCAAAGAGATTCTTTCTGACTTTCAATCCGGTCTCAGACAGTCACTGGATTAAAAAAAGGTTCTTTGATGATGTGCCTCAAAAAGAGGCCAATGATGTGCTGAGGCTTCATGGCACTTACCTTGATGCCTTAGACTTCTTAGATGACCAATACCCTGTCCGGATGGAGGCACTCAAGGAAGTTTCTCAGACTTACTATGAAGTCTATGCACTTGGGCAATGGGGAATTTGGGACAGAGAAAGCTTATTTGCAACCAGCTTCGACTTCAGCAAGCATGTGTACCAGGGATATATCAAAGCCTCTCCGATTCACAATCTTTACTTAGCCTTTGACTTCAATGTCACTAATACATGCGTTGTTAGCCAATACATAAAGAACTCATCAGAAGGCTTGTTTTATGCAACAATCAATGTCATCAAGGTTTACCGGGTTGGTGATCTTGCTGCCTTATGCCAAACAATCAAGCAAGAGTTCCCAGATATGACTTACATCATCAACGGTGATGCATCCGGTGCAAGTAGAAATGCTTTCACTCAGGATAATATATCAGCTTATGCTCTCATCAAGAACTACCTTGGCATAGGTGACATGCAAATCCAAGTTCCAAGGTCTAACCCAAGCCACATAGCCAGCAGGCTGGTCACCATCCTGACTCTTCAGAAGGCCAAGGTGCAGATAAGTGGCAAAAGGTGTGATGAGTTAGTAATTGACCTAAAGGAAGCCAAGGTGAGCAGGCAGGGAAGCCTTGACCCTTGGAAGAACAAGAATCCTGACAAGTCACACGCATTAGATGCCTTTCGGTATTTTATTTTCTCTAATTTTGCAGAGATAACATCAAATTTCAATCTCGAAAAGTATGGCACAATGTTGCAATAATTGTTTCAAGGCCTGTGAGCCTCTCAACAGTTGTCCTGATGCTTTATTGATTCTTGTGCCACCAAGCTATCCGGAGGATTCAATCATCATTAACATCAATAAGCCTGGAGTGAATGCTCGCATCAGCCAGCAGTTAGACATTGATTATCTTGGTTACATTGAGATTGATTTGGCAGGCTGTCCTGATGGATTTTTCAATCCTTATGGAGGGCAATATGAGTTAGAGTTCATTAATCCCACCAATCAGAAAGTCTATGAGTTCACTGCTGTTGATGGCTTAACTTACTCAAGCATCTGCTTCAGCTTCTCACCAACATATCGGAATGATGAGGCCATCAATGAGGTAATACTTAACATATTCAACGATTTAATCCCTGACCCATATTATGTATGATGAACTTACTGCAAGTTGCGGAGGTAAGCGTAGAGGCTGCTGCATTATCGAGCTGCCTAAGCCTGCTGACATTGACACTGATTGCTCTGATCAGTGCAGCTTTTTCCTTGTTCTTGGACTATCTGCTGGACGATCATCCGATTGGGCAGTGGTATCTGTTCCAAATTCAGAAGTTGCCGACTTTGTGGGCCAAGCCACTTGGTGAATGTCCTTATTGCTCAGGAGCATGGCAGTTCCTGGTTATCTCTTGTCTTATCTTTAACCAACCATTTTACTTATGTTCAATATTTTTAGGAGCAAACCATCTATTCCTCCTCCTCCTGTCGTTAATGCAGAAACGGATGTTGTCAATCATCCGGAAAAACCAAGGTATCAAGGAGTAGCACCAAAGGACAGATGGGATCAAATCGAATATGCCTTCACTTCAGGAGGTGTCAAATACTTTAAATTCGTATCTGAGGTTAA